TATTCCTTGCCTGGGGCTATTCGCATTATTCTGCCAGCACGTTGCTGGAACAAAATTTTGGACCTAGTGGGATAGCAGTCGATCATGCAGGAGGTAGTAGGCGAGTCGTATCCAACTGACAAAAGCTGTGAGCAGGACAGTATTTTTATTTCACCAGCATCATGCTGCTTGAATAGCTTTAGCCTTTTTGGAATATCAGTATAACCATCTATGTGTGCAGCAGGTATTCCATTATCCTTAAACATCTTAACCAAATATTTGCTATGGGCGATGCTAGGAGAGAAAGCAATAGTCTGACGGCTCTCGCCGTATTTTATCCAGTTCTCAATTATTGAACCTGTCAGGCTTTCTTTATTCTCGTCTGTGAGCTTTTCCAAATCAGAAGGGTTGAAATCGGATCCTCCGGTATTGAGCTTTTTTGTACCAAGACCTGTAGTTTTAACATGCACTCCACCATAATAAGTTATTTGTGTTAAGTATCCTTGCTCGAGCAGCTCCTCGGTGGTTGCAGGAATTAAAAGATCATCATATATCAACCCTAAGCCTTTGCTGTATGGTGTGGCAGATAAACCAATAATCTTTGCTTGTGGATAGCGGTCCAGAATCTTTTTAACGCCATCATATGTAACGTGACATTCATCAACAATGATTAGTTGAGGATCAGGATCATAGCCAGCCTTAATTCTCATGATCAAAGTCTGAGCAGAAGCAACCTGGATAGGGGCTGAGTAGTCAGTATCAGGATGGTCACTCTGGAGAACTCCGGTCCAGATATCCCAGTCCCGAAAAGCATCAAGCGTCTGATCAACAAGCTTTATCCTGTCGCAGATAAACAGCCCTCGATTACCTTTGTCCTGGCAGCCTTTCATTAAGTAAGCTGCTAGATGCGTCTTACCGAATGCACATGGAGCTGCAACTATCGGCCTTTTATGCCAAGACCTGAATGAATCTTTCAGCATCTCAACAGCTTTCTCCTGATGAGGTCTAAGCTTCATAACATACCAACCTGGGCGATTATTAGTTCTGACCAGCCAACACCTTTTTGTGAGTAGGTATCAAACATTTTCTTAATGTATTCAGTACCTTGCGCCTTATCAAATAAGGAACTGATAGATATATACTCCATCATTGCCAGCTTATCTTCATAGCTTGCTGGTTTGATCAGCCTGTCATAAGTCTCCAAGAACTTATCGCTATCCCTGCGAAGTATTGGAACCCCGATAGTCAGCTTGCACTCATTTCTAGCGTGATTGTCATCACCACCATAGAGTTGCCTGCCAATAATTTCATACATCAAATAAAACGTGCGGTTCTGCGGTATGGTCCTATGAGCTGGTAACAACTCAACCACAAAAGGTCTTTTCTGCTCTTTCAGAGCATCAATCAGAAAGTTAAGGCTTTCTTCATTCTTGACTGTCCAAGTCTGCATCTTCTTCATCTCCACGATCAATTCTAGTATCTGGATTCAGCCTGTCTCGCCAGTATATCTCTGTTTCCCCAGTGGGCAGGGAAGTAATCTCCCCGCCCTTGTTGAGATATGCTTGGATATCAGCAGAAAGCCGATCCAATATTTTTTGTTTTTTCTTATCTATCAAGGTCAAGCATCTCTTGCAATGATAGCTCAAAAAAGTCAGCAAGGCTGAGTGCCACGTTGATTTTGCAGTCAGTACCATTGCGAAACCTAGATACCTGCTGTGGAGTTGTCCCCAAAGCATCACCTATCTGCTTGTTGGTATATCTGCGCATAGCCTGTGCAGCCCTAACACATTTCCCGAAGTCTACATTAGAATGCGACATCATCAAAATCCTCTCCTGGTGCTGGCTGGTTTTTTGGCGCATCTTTTGGTGTCACTCTGAAAGATAGTGCTGGTGATTTGGGGTTTTCCTTGTCACCACGCCAAGCTGAAAACCAATAATCTTTGCCATCAACTGTTATCGCTCCAGTATAATCTGGATGCTTGTCTGTTGTTTTGCGGTCATTTTTCCAAATTGCGCCTTGGTTGTTGTTATCATAATTCGTCATTTTTATTTTCCTCTATTGTGTAAGTTGGTGAGTTTTGTACATCTTGAATTATCAGGTTTAGCTGATTCTGAAAAATTTCTATCGCATCGACATATCCATTTTTATATATGTGCTGCAATTCCAAAGGTTCTTTTTCCAGTTCTTTGCCATACTTATCCGCGTATCTTTGGCTGAAAATTGTCATGTAGCTCATACTTTGTACTCCTTTGCCAGCTTCTCAACTTTCTGCACCATGTCAAAGGTCAACGCGCCCAACTTGGCGATGTAATCTTCATCGCGCTCGACCTTTAGCAGCAATGGCACGAAACTAGGATGAAATGCGAAGAAATATGCGTGATCAGCCTCGGTTATCCAGAGCTGACCTTGAACCTGTGGCTTGTACTTAGGTGGCAGGATAGCATCCCTGAGATACTCAACCATCGTGCTTGCAAGTGGGCATTTGATTTCAAGTACAGCTACCTTTCCATCAGGTAAATCAATCACACCATCTGGTGATGCGCCTATCTCCAGTTTATCATGCTTGCAGAAGCCAATTTCGCTGACAGCGTAGTCAGTGATAAACTCAAAGTTTTCACGGGCCAGTGGCTCCAGTGCCGCACCGCGTTTCATCGCCTCAGTCTCATGGACATAGGCTTGCTGCCGCGTGACCTTTTCGGCAACCAGCTCGTTTATATAGCCATCAACTTGCTTACTAGCTTGACCAGTAGGCGTGATGATTCTATGGAACTGACTAGCAGATGGTACGCCAAGTCTTTCATCGTACCACTCTGGGCTTCTTTGTTCGTGCTTACTAATACGCATTAAGCTCGCCTCCCGTGATTCGGATGGAAGTCGTATTTGCTTTCTGCGGATTTTCTAGCGCAACAGGCTTTAAAGAAATCGTTAAATAATCCTAAATGAATTTTCTTCCCGTTTATCGCTATTCCTGCTTCCCATTTGCTGGTTTTTTTATGCCAATAAACACCTGTAACGCCAGAAGTATTATTTTTGGACAATTTAGAATTTTTTGAATTTTCTTGGTGAGATACGGCGCGTAAATTACTTATTCGGTTATTAGCTCGATTGCCATCAATGTGGTCAATATCCTTGGGTGGAAATTTTCCATGTACATAACCCCAAACCAAGCGGTGAATAAAATAGGTTGCGCCTTTGTATCCCATTTGCCTATAACCTGCCTTGTCATAAGAACCAGCAACATCGCCAATGCTAACTTTCTTGCATGGTTTAATTTTCCAAATCAAATCCCCTGTTTCTTCATCGTAATCAAAGACTTCCCGAACTTCATCAACATTAATGTCTTTATACTTGAGCATTGGCCTTCTCCTTTTTCATCTCAATCATCTGCAAGGCTCTGACATATTCAGGCTCGGTAAATTCTTCAAGGGATTCTTTCTTAAATGCTTTGAGAAATTTTTCGATATCTGAATCAGATTTTTCAAGCGCATCGTATAGAATTTCTACCTGAACTCCCGTTATAAGCTTAGGGGCTTCCTGTTTTACATCGATAGTATCTTCGCCGGCATAGATGTAATGACCCAATCCAAAGAGTGCTAAACACTTAACCAAACATCTCATCTTTGCTGTGTTAATAGCAAAAGCATCTGGGTTAGGAATAGCTTTGTTTCTGTAGTCCATTACCGGCAGCCACATTAGCCGAGTTGTTTTGTTGATAGAAACCTGGCAAAAAACAGTCATTGAACCATTTATATGAGTTTCCGGCTCTAGAAATTCATAAGTGGCATCTGGGTAATTTTCCATCAGGATGCCCCAAGCCCACGCCCATGACAGGTAAGATAGGTCATTTTTTTTCTCAATGTGATCTGAAACGTCAATTTTAGATAGGGTTTGCCAAATATCGGCAGAAGTAGGATTACTCATCTTTGTCTCCAGTTTTATAAGTTGAGATGCAAGCGTAAACTAAATAGATTACGATTGCAAACATTTATTTGTATTTAGAAACAAAAAAGCCCCTGCTAGGGGTGGTCTAGCAGAGGCACTTTGTTGGAGACAAAGCCATGCGGGGAATTGCACGGACCTTTAGTATGCCCTAACACATCATTTACCACAAATGATTTATACAGGTATTTTTTCAAAGATCGCGCATAAACAAAACCCCACCAAAGTGGGGCTTGATTTTAAGTACAAGGGAGTAGTACCATGAGTGTCGCTTGAGTGGAGCGACAGAAATAGTCTAGCAAATCCTCAATGATTGGCAACCTCTCAAGCAAAGTGTGGCAAAGCCTGACTTACTCATGGCTAATGTCAAAGCTGTAGACTTAAAACATAGCGGCAGAAATGCGACAAGCAAGCATCCCAAAATTCCCGCTCTGACGTTGGGCTGTCAACGGGAACCTGTGAAGCAACGTGGTTGGCCTGGATGTGAGCTATGCTGGATTGAGAAGTACAGGGTCGGTTCGCCTTCTTGCGGATCGGGAATGAGTACCACGCCATTTAGGCGTTTTGACTTAGGTCAGGTGTGAGGAGTTAACCCCAGCAGGTTGGCCCTTCACAGGGGAAAAGCCCAAGCTATGCCTGGAGACAATATGACTATATGCCGTGAGTACACCGCTAGATATAACCGGCGGAATAAAACCTCAGAGATATTCCATCATGAGTTCCTGCCAATCTTGGGCATCGAGAATGGCCAAGTAATCTATCGCTGCAAGCTATGCCAAGAAATGTACCAGCGTACTGTCATAAATGGATATACTAAAGGACCGCACTACAAAAACATTCAGGAGACAGAAGGTAATGCGTACCAGGCGATGCTATCTCTGCAAGACTAAAGTTCCTGAGCAGGAAGCCATAATTGGCCAGCTAAAAGCATTCTGCTGCATGGACCACCTGTTAAAGTGGTCAAAGTCTGAGATGGGCAAAGAAGCAGTTAAGAAAGCTTACAAGCGTGAAACAAAAGAGATGAAAGAAAAGCTAAAAAGTCGCTCAGATTGGCTTAGAGAGGCTCAGACGGCTTTTAACGCATATGTTCGTGTAAGGGATAATGGAAAGCCATGTGTATCTTGTGGAAAGCCTGACGATGGATCACATCAAAGACACGCATCCCATTACCGGCCAAGCGTTAATCGGGCAGTTACTTTTAACACCTACAATGTTCACGCCAGTTGCGCACAATGCAACACAATGAAGTCTGGAAATCTGATACCATATCGATCTCACCTGGTTGAGATGATTGGTGAAGAAAAGGTCTTGTGGTTAGAAAGTCAAAACCAGCCGCATAGCCACGACATTGAATATCTAAAAAGACTTAAAAAAATATTTGCAAAGAAAAAGAGGATATATGAAAGATACTTTCGACATTAAAGTATGTGATAGGTGCGGCAAGAAAACGGCGGAGGAGGTCATCAGTTACGATCCGAGCATTGGAGCAAAGCGCAAAGGCTGGTACTGCACAAATTGTTTTCATTGGGATAGGGCTATTGGCAGGGAGAGTAAAGTTGACAGCGAAGGATAAACAAGTAGGCGGAGATCATTACAAGAATCTCAAAATCCAGCCAGTTGAATACATAATGGCTAATAACCTAAACTACTGTGAAGGTAACGTCATCAAATATGTAACACGATATAAGCAAAAGGGTGGTATAATAGACCTAGAGAAAGCAAAGCATTACATCGACCTTTTAATACAGGAGGTGCAAGATGGAATTGAACTGGAAGCTGACTCAGGAAACGCTACACAAGACGAGTGACCTTTTTGACTTAGGTCTGAATAGTATCGACAGGCGCAAGCTAAAAGATATCGATAATGATCTTGTCAGGGTCTTAGTTGAAATAGCTCATGTGCGCTCTAAGGTAGCCTCAGAGCTAGAATCAAGGTAGTTGTGGATACTTGCCAAAGCGGATCATATCAACAATGGTCTGCGCTCTTTTCCCGACTTGCTTGTACCAAGCTGAGTCTGAGAACTCATACGCCGCCGTTTCATAATCTTCACTTGCCATAGCTGACAAAGCTTTTGCAAAGCCTTTAAGCCTTGGCATCCCAAGATTAAAACAAATATCAATCATGGCATCCCTACGAGCTTCATCAAGACTTGAGAACCAAGGGAAGGCTTTCCCTAGCTCTTTGATGACACGATTTACATCATTGGTCAGCAGGTAGTCTATCTCATCGTCAGACAGCCCTAGACCGCCCTCTGGATCAATATTGCGACCTACGCCAACAGTTATCTTGTTGGCAGTACACTTATAAGCGTGTGATTTTACGCCTTCATGGAGGCGCAGGAGTTTTACTATTTTATCAGTCATCTTGTTTCTGGCTTGCCCCAAAGTAGAATGAAACAACAGCAGACACCAGCCCGCCTAGATAGCCAAGGACTAGGTTTATCAGCTCCATGCTATTTTGCTCTGGCGGCATTATAGTGATCATTCCAATATATGAGCAGAAGAAAATAACCATCAAGATTCCAATGAATCTGGCTGTCCAGTCTTTATTGAAATATTTACGAGCATCCTGCTTATCAGCAGTTTCCAAAGCAAAGACATCTACTTCCATTTGCTGCATCTTGGCCTCAAATTCAAGCTCTGCTTCACGAATCTTAGCCAAGTCCTCGGCACTTGCCTGTGACATAGCTTGCTCTACGCTTCTCTCATCTGGCTTGCAGCCTAGTACCTGAGATACAACCTGCATAGCTGCACCGCCTACTGGACCGCCCAGGGCAGCACCAAGTGTTGGAGCCACCGCACCAACGAGTGATTTGATTGCGCCAAATTTCATCGCTTGCCTCTTTTCTTTTTAGCAGTTCTGGCAGTAGACAACGCAATGGCAACAGCCTGCTTCTGAGGTCTACCGGCCTTCATCTCAGTCTTAATATTTTTTGATATGGTCTTGCGGGAATAGCCTTTCTTCAATGGCATTACAGAATTCCTAAAATAATGATCAATGCGCCTATACCAGTAAAAAGCCAGCCAGCTTGCCGGTCAGTTAACTTGCAGAGCCATATTGTTATTTTATAACCGAGCTTTTTCATTTGTCAGCCTTATTATCAAGACGCTTGAAGATGGCATTCAACATCTCTTTAACCTCTTTCATGTCCTCACGGAAATCATCTCTCCGCACATATTCAATATGGACCTCTTTTTCAAGAGACTTCATTGCGTCATAAATAGATTTAATTATCCATCCGCAACCAGCAGCGATAATACCGAATGCAAAGTTAATGAGGGTCTGTGGATCCACTTTTAATTACTCTTATGTCAGGTTTAGTTTTCTGTTCTTCCAGCTCATCATAGATGTAGCAATAAAATTCATAGCAATCTTCTGGAGTCCACTCACCACCCGTGTAAGCGCATATACTCATGAGCAATTCTATCTTCTGCTCATTATCCATAGTCACCACTTCACTTTGTTAGCCCAATATGCTGCGCTCATCTTGCCCTTGGCGATATTCTTAGCGTGTCTAGCCTTGAATGATGCCCTGCGAGCTGCATCAGATTTTGACTCGCCTTTACGAGCTGGTGATCCAGATACGCCCTGCTGACCGAAACGAATCAGCTTAGTTTTATCACCTTCTTTGGCTAATACCACATGACTTTTAGTTGGGTGATTCGGTGTTCTTTTGGGCTTGTTGAAGCCCGCCAGGTTGTTCCGCGTCAATCTTGGGTCTTTGGTAGCCATAACCTATTATACACCTTTTACATCAATTTTTGGGCGTACTGTAATACGAGAGTATTCACCTAAACCTTTTGCATATGTAATAGCACTCGCCCCACGTTGAGCCATTAGAAAATTACGAGCAGCATAAGCATCTCTGGCAGCTAGGGTTGGGTGTTGCTCCACGAAAATGCCGGCTTTCTCTATCACAAGCCTAGTATGGTTGTGGCCCGTGTGAACGTATGTCCATTTACATTTCCCGAAATCATCTCGCCATTCGGTTGCGAATCTCAG